TGTTTCTCAGCCGCAGAAAATTAAAACCGACGAAGACGGCGCGCTCGTCGAGATCGCGCGCGGGCGTAGTCCAAAAATGCCTTTTGCGGATCGCCTACGCGAGCAACGAGAAGCAAAAAGTTTGGCAGCGCTTGTTGATCTCGGACGCAAACGCGGCTACCGTTGGCCCCTTGCGTGGGCCAATAAAATTTTGGAATCCCGCAACAAGAAACCAAAAACACTAACATGAGCGAAGAATACAAAGTCACAATCCGCATAGGCGAATACACTAACAAACAAGGCGAAACCAAGGGCAAGTACCTTGAGATCGGCGAAGTTCGGATGGGCGAAAAAGGACCGTATTTCGTTTGGAAAGCGCATACCATCCCGATGGAAATCCAGTACCTTGCTAACAAAGAGCGCAAACCCGACATTTTGTGCAGCATGTGGGCCATCGAGGACCGCAATTCTGGTGGCGGACGAGGGGGCGCCAATGAACCCTTCTGATCCGTCCGAATCTCGGATTCAATCTGAAATTATGCTGGCCGCACCTCGCTTTGGGGTGCGGCTTTGGCGTTATCAAACCGGCAAATATCAGCTTCCAGACGGCAGATGGGTGGGGTCAGGCTTCCCCGGAGCGGCCGATTTGTGGGGCCTGCGGTTGCGGGACGGCAGATTTTTAGCGGTAGAGGTGAAGTCTAAGACCGGCCGCGTTGGACCTCTTCAAGCTGACTTTTTAAAAATGATCAGGGAATGCGGCGGCATCGCCGGCGTTTGCCGATCTGTGGACGACCTTGAAAAACTTGTGAGCGCTGATTGACGCGTTGACTTTTTTGCAACAGCATCGGCCATGGCTCTCGATTTTAAAGGTCTAAACGCTTCGTTGCTTTTTCGGGCAAAAGACGTTTTACCACAGTGGTTTCCGCACGGAAAATTTATTGGAGGAGAATTCGTCGTCGGAGGCGTTAGCGGCGAAAAAGGAGATAGCCTCTCAATCAATTGGCAGCGAGGCGTCTGGAAGGATTTTTCGACCGATGAAGGCGGCGCCGATTTGATTAGCCTGTACGCGGCGCAACACGCGTTGACTCAAGGCCAAGCATTCAAACAATTGTCCGGGCAGTACGATGCGCCTCCAGCAGGACTACCAGTGCCGGCGGCACCCCCAAAACCCCCAAAAAAGGTTGTGCAACAATTACCCCCAGAGGACGCGGCGCGCCCCTCATTTGTCCACTTCCGTCATGGCCCGGCGGTTGCGGTGTACGAGTACCGCGCGGCGAGCGGCGCAATCATTGGCTACATCACGCGGCATGAACCTCCGGGGGCCCGGAAACAGTTCATCCCTTGGACTTGGGACGCAGAAAAATCCGATTGGCAATCGGTGGGCTTTACGGATCCGCGGCCGCTCTATGGGCTCGATCTATTGGCGGCTCACCCCGGGAAGCCGGTGCTGATTGTGGAGGGCGAAAAAGCGGCCGAGGCGGCAAAGAGGATTTGCGGGCATGTTTATTTGCCGGTCACTTGGCCCGGAGGCGCCGCGGCAGTGAACAAGGTAGACTGGTCAGCGCTTTCCGGGAGAAAGGTCATCGTTTGGCCTGACGCGGACGAGGCCGGCGTGCGGGCGGCAGAGACCATTGCAGACCTGCTCTCAGATCGGGCCGCAAGCGTGAAGATCATCGACGTTTCAGGTATGGCTGATAAGTGGGATGCCGCGGACGCTGCCGCCGAAGGCATGGCCTACGACACTTTTGTGACTTGGGCAAAGCCGCGGCTGGCCGCTTACGAGGCGCAGACGACCGACGAAAAGGCGCAGGCTGAGCGCACCGCTCAAGGCGCCGGTTTACAATCCCGGGTCGAATTGTGGGGACACCTTGGCCTCGAGTTGGCCGGGGAAGGGAAAGGCCCGATTCCAAACCTCGACAATGCATGCAGAATTCTCGAGCGCTGGGACGGGTTTTCCGGGGCAGTCTGGTACGACACTTTTCGCGAGCGCATATTTACAACTTGGGACGGGGACCGCCGCGAATGGACCGACAACGACGACCTCCGGTTAACCCGGCAAATTCAGGCTGAGATTTACTGTCCGCGGATGAGCGTGGAAACGGTGCACGGGGCACTACAGTTGACCGCCTACAAGCAGCGCAAGAATGAGCTCACCGAGTGGCTTAACTCGTTAACGTGGGATGGCACATTTAGGCTCGAGCGGTTGCTGGCAGATGGCTTTGGCGCGCACGACAAGCCGTACCATTCCGAAGTCGGCAGGTGCTTTTTGCTTGGGATGGTCGCCCGGGCATACCGGCCGGGGTGCAAGGTTGATACCATGCCGATCCTCGAGGGCGCCCAAGGCACTGGAAAATCAAGCGCGCTCCGGATCCTTGGTGGAGAATGGTTCGCGGAGTGCCATGAGAGCGTCACGACAAAAGACTTTTATCAGGTCCTGAAGGGGGCATGGCTTGTCGAGATCTCCGAGATGCATTCGTTCGACCGTTCCGAGGTCGAGCGCATCAAAGGGATCATCTCCTGCGGCGTTGACCGGTATCGCGCCCCGTACGGACGCAATGCCGAGGACCATCCGCGGCAGTCAGTGTTTGCGGGCACGACAAACCGGGACGATTGGCAGCGAGACGATACTGGCGCCCGCCGGTTCTGGGCGGTCCGATGCGGGCAAATTGATTCGGCATGGCTGGCCGTGAACCGGGACCAGTTGTTTGCCGAGGCAGCGCACCGGTTTCGGGCCGGCGAAAGTTGGTGGAGTGTACCAACGGTTGAAGCGGCCGCGGAGGCCGACGAACGGCGCCCCCGGGACGCATGGGAGGACTGCCTACGAACATGGCTGGACGACAATCGCCAGTATACCATGACGGAAATTCTGGCAGGGGGCCTCGAGATCCCGCCGGCCCGGCAGGACCGAATTTCGCAGTTGCGAGTGGGATCCGCGCTCCGGGCGTTGGGGTGGGAACCGCATTCAATCCGAGGGAAAAATCATGCAGTCATCCGGGTATGGAAGAAGAAAGACTAAAACCAGTACAGGTTCCAATGTTCAATGATGTAAACCGCGCTTGCACGCGTTGGCTCATTGATCGAGGCGTTTACACGACCGAACTTGGGTTGCGCGGCATCGTCGATAGCGAGGCCCGGGCAGCGCTGGCTAAAAAGAAACGCAAGAGGAAAGCAATTGAGAAATTCGATGAAACTGTGGACGAGTTGTCTCAAGGTGATTAATTTCGGGCGCATGGAATACCTATTAAATCGGTTACGCGAGCCTTCAAGTTGGAGAGGAATCTTTGCGCTTTTGACTGCTGTTGGATTGAAACTGCACCCCGAATTGCAGGAAGCAATTTTGTCTGTCGGGCTAAGCGCAATTGGGCTAGTGAACTTCTTCCGTAAGGAAAAGAATGATTCTAACCCTCCTGCAAATCCTTAAAAGCTGGCTCGAAATCAAAGCCCGCCGCGCATCATGGGAGCTCGAACGCGACATTGCTAACCACTGTGATGAACTGGAAAATCAAATTCTCAAAGCTCGCGCTGATGGCAATGATGTTTTGGCTGACAGGTTGCGCGAAAGATTCGCGCGTTCCAGCGCGTTATCTTTATCCCCCGACACAGGACGTTCTTGAACTGCACGCGGGGCAAATTTACACCGCTCCCGGGCCGCAGAAATGGTACTCAGCCGCTCGCTTTCAGCGGCTCGAAATGGACTACCTCAACGCAGTTGCCGCGCTTAAACAGGCGCAAAACCGATGAACCTCAAAGACGATGCTGGTCTTGATCTTGGTCTTCTTATTGCTGGTTTCGCAGGAGCAATCTTGACCTCAAGCAAACAGGCCGGCGTAAATCTGACTAAGACCATTGCTTCGCTTATTGGCGGCGCTGCCAGCGCTAACTACATTACGCCGCTCATTCTGAAAATCGCTCACCTCGAAGGCGACATTCATTACGGCTACGGCGCAGGATTTTTGCTGGGATTTTGCGGTCTCCGAGGAGTAGAAATGCTGGCTGAAAAATTCATCACCACTACCAGTATCAATGAACCTGTCGCTCCTAGTCCTCGCAAACGCGCTCGCAAATAGCGTTTTAGCAATTTCTGCAATTCACTTGTGGTTAAAGGTTTTTGGTCACGAAGACAGTGCTATTTATCGCCATAAATACGCGGCTTATCTTTGCAAACTTGCTACCACAGTTACAATTTGCGGTTCGGTTGCTAATATTTTTGCTCACCAAGAACCTCCAATTACCGAGTTTATTTTAAACATTGGAGTGGCTTGCAACTATGTGTGGTTGAGTTGGTTTTCGTCGATGTCTGAGCCTGTAAAAACTGTACCGTCTGCTGTTTTTAGAACGGTAAAAACCAAAGCCAAAACAAATGGAAAGCCCAAACGAAATGTTCAGCGATCTTAAAGAAGTTGCCTCCGTTCTGGGGATTAACGTTGCGGCAATTGCGATCTCTTTGTCCGAAGTAGAACAAGCAGTTCGGATTATTAGCGGGGTGCTGGCAATCATCTACACAACCGCAAAGCTTTACAAAACGTTATGGAAATGAATCTGTCTGAGAAAGGCTTGAAGTTTATCATCGATAAAGAAACCGGCGGACGCGCGTACTATGAAAAAAGGCTCAAATTTCCTACATGGCCGGGCGTACAATCAGGCATCACTATTGGCGTGGGCTGGGACTGCGGCTATAACGTTGTTGATCAGTTGCGTGGGGATTGGTCTGAACATCTTGTTACGAAAGATGTCCTCGCGTTAGAAAAGTGCTGCGGGTTAAAAGGCGTTGCGGCAAAGGCTCTCTTGCCAAGCGTAAAGGCAATTGAAGTGCCTTGGGAGGGCGCCATCGAGGTTTTTATGAAACGCACCGTGCCGCGGTTTTACCTGACAATGCTGCGCGCGTACCCGCAAGCGGACACATTGCCGCCAGACGCGGCAGCAGCGCTGCTGAGCTTGGTATTTAACCGCGGCGCGGCTTTAGGCGGTTCGACTCGAGTCGAGATGGCAAACATCAAAGCGCACCTGCAATCAGGCAACCTCGCTGAGATCCCCACTGAGCTCAAACGCATGAAACGTTTGTGGCCCGATACAGCCGGCTTGCGGAATCGCCGGGACGACGAGGCTGAGCTTTTTGAGTCAGCCCTCGCTTAGCTCGAAAACGAGATTGTTCCAGCGGCGTAAAAAAAATGGATGGTGTAGCCCGCTCCACTGGCTGTAGACTGATTTGCTCCAGTCAAAGTCGCGCGGGATGCTCCCGGATAAAAAATCATAACTCGACCACTGGATCCGTACCCCGGAGTTCCACCTTGACCAACGGTGCCGCCGCCACCACTTCCTGAATTTGCAAACGGAGCGTTGGTTGCGTTAACTCTATTTGCGGCCGACTGCGGGTTTCCAAAGGTCGTAAAATAAGCACCATCGCCGCCGTATTTAGTGGTGAAATTGTAGGTCCCACCTTGCCCGCGATTTGCTGACTGATACAACGTTGCTCCGCCGCCGCCGGCGCCAACAATAATGGTGTAGTTTGCAATTCGGAAAGCTACCGGGTTGCCGCCCCAGCCTGCAACGTCAGTGCCCATAGCTCCGGGCTCGCGGGCTCCCGTAGGACTGCCAAAAACACTTCCTGATCCACCA